GCTTCAAATTCTACTGTTCTACCTACTCTACCCTGTTTTAAGTCTATGTTTCCTAAATTTGTAGCACGAGCCTTATCATTTGTTAAGAATAATCTTGTACTTAGAGTGTTTATGGGTTCTGCGGCTATTCTGTTGAATGAAGGAAAAGTAGGTATACCCCCATCTAACGGTACTTCTAAGAACGCATTATCTGTTTGGTCCTTTGCTTCACCATTTGAATATTCTACATCTGCTTTGTTGTATGTTGTATATAAGTCAGGCTCTGTGACACTTATACTACTGGTAATATTATCGTCGTTAAACACAAATGCATTTGCAAGTTCGGCTGATGTAGCCGCTCTGTTAGGTACTACCTTATATTTTCCTTCTTTGGCATTGTATGTAAAGAATGTAGCACTATTTTGACATATTTGATCAATATTTGTTAGGTTAGGTTGGAATGTACTGAGTCCACCATTAATTTGCCATTGACTATGCGTTGAACTACCACCAGCACTAGTTGTATATGCTACTTGCGTGTTTGCATAATCATACATATCATCAAAAGATGCTAAGTCTAAATCATCGTCTGTTAGCCCACATCCATATCTGTCGTTCTTCAAATAATCTAATAATACATTTGCAGGATTGTTTAGACTGTTATTGAAATCATAACTTATAGTACCTAGTCCTTGTAATCCATTACCTGCATCGTAATCTACTTCTACAATACTGATAATTGTATTGTTACCTATTTTATTTGGATCACTTGCCCAGTTAGTGAACATAGTGTCTGCATCTACGGCTGTTGTGGCACCACCTGGTACTGGAAATATTTGTGCGTTTGCATGAGTATTACCTGAATATACTCTACATCTTATTTTACCATTAACATTTGTTACTGATGTACCGTTAGGGTCTGTAAGACTTACTACTGTATGTGCAGAAGCACCACTACCAAAATTCAATTTACTGTCCCCTCGGTAAACATTGCTTATAGTTACATCACCTGAATCTGTTTGTTCACCTATAGCAAAAGCATATACCATAGTATTGTTTTGGTTTTTAATCATCGCATCTATGGCGATTCCTCCCAAAAAGGATTGTCCATAGTATACGGGTAATTTATTGTCAGTACTGGGGTCTAATTGTATTTTTACACCTGGATCTTTTGCAGATTGTATATTTGGTACACTGGGTCCTAAGGCTTTTGCTGTAGCAATAGCAATACCACCTGCTAGTAATGATGTAGCAATACCTAAACCTGTTAGTGTTCCTGCCGCGGCAAAGGCCGCCGCAAAGCCGGCTCCTGTAATTGCACCTGTTATAACTGCCGCTATTGCTGTAAATACTGCCATCTGTTATCCCTCATATACATAGTTGGATTCTATTTCTCTCCAACCACGTTTTTCTAAATCAAAATCCGGTGATTGTACCATGTTTGTTAATGTAAAGGCATCTATAACACCTTTTTCTTTTAATTTCTTACCAAATTTTATATATTCTACTAGTAATTTATATCCTAATGTAGTATTTCTTGCTTCTGGTTCTACCCACCATGCATATTCTCTTAATATTTTAACATGTGGTAGCCATGTGTCTGGTCCTATACCTGCAACTAACATACCCATAGGTTTATCGTCTTTTTCTGCTATAAGTATTATACCTTGCTTCATAAATCCTGTAATTAAATTAGTGATATAATTTGCATTGTATTGTGGATTATGAAATGCTGTGAAAGGAGCCGCATTAGCAAAATTAATCATCATATCCATGATAATTTCATAATCTCCCATTCCTGCACGTCTAATCATTTACCTCTCCTGTATACTTTTATAACGATTACGGTTTCCGCCACCGCCACCGCCACGGCCGCCACCGCCACCGCCTCCACCACCGCCTCCGGTGGAACCACTGAACTCTCTACCAAAGTCAAATTGTACTTGGTGTAAATCTTTTACTCTGTCCATTATGGTATCTGTTGGAAAGAAACGTTTTCTATCTGTTTCGTTTGTTCTTTGTCCTGTAACTTGATTTTCTAATATTGCTAGTGTACTTGATGCTGATACTACTACTGTTGCTGTATTCTCACCTGATAACACATCCATTTCTTCACTTACACTATATGATGTAATTATACCTTTAAAACGTTGATATGTGTTTGTAACATCACCTGTAGTTGTGTCAAAGAATGCTCTATCCACTATGACTTCACCGCCTTTAATTGTAGTTGCTAGTACTTTTGTCAAATAGTTATTACCATCTACAGGAACACCACTTAGAGATAACTGTAAATCTCCTGATGTTGCTTTAATATTATCTGCTATAGTACCACATTGTAGAAATCCTCCTAATGCTGTATATGAATTTAGTGGGTTGCTACCTACTATTGATCTATATGCGTTAGTTAATCTATATGTAGTAGGACCTAATTTTAAGGTAACTAGTAATGCATGTGCTATACTGGCGTTTGCTACTTCTGGTATGCTGGTACTCATTATAAAACCTCTATAAAATTAACACTAGACTTACTATACTGTAACCTATCATGTGGCTGTACTGTATGCGGAATTGCTTCTGCAAATTTTACTGTCCATGTAGGATTACCTACCACAAACGAACTTACAGTACTTTGATCTTCCATTATCTGTCTTGTAACAGGTACTGCCACATTGGCATTACTTGTCCAAGCAACGTCTTCTGCTACTTGGTAAGGATGTGAGTCCATTTGTATATAACTACCTGCACGAACCAAATATACAGCACCTGTCATATTTGCTGTAACACTAGTAGTATTTACATATATTGTAGACTCGCCTATTGTACAATCGGTTAAAGTAATTTGTGTGGGATTAGGTACATCTCCCTGATATGTGCAGGGGCCTGGACTAGGTGCGGTATATGTAAATGATGTGCCTTTGTTCATTGCATCTTCTATTGTAAATAGGTACTCTCTTTTAGTACTGTATTTTTTACCCGGACACATTCCTACTTCTATTTGATATACTGTATTTACAGCCATATGTTCTGCGGCTTGTCTACCACTTAAACCTATACTACTGTTAGTAACTTTGTCCAAAGTTATGTTCATATATGTTTCTGGTAACATTACTTGGGCTATAGATTGTTCTATTGTGGCCATTATACTACCTCTGCAAATTCAAATGCATCTTCTATTCTTACTGTAACATTGTTAGGACCACCTGGTTGAAATGATGACCTGGGTTTGTTTATGCATCTTACTCGGAAATTAACATTTGCACCTACTCTTAATTCTGGTGTTGATAGAACAGCACCAGCACTTCCACTATTATAACAACTATACACACGATTTAATTTTATATCTAAGTATTTTGTGCCTATACCACCATAAAAATTAGCACTTGTGACTTCTTCTGCTACTTGATAAGGTCTTTCTAAAGTAGTATTGTTTAATTGTATAAAATCTCCTACTTTAAAATATGTTGCACCTGTGTCTATATCGTTTTGATTACAAGATAGTGTCAAAACCATTTGACTAGGTGTTAATTGTACTGGAGGTGATTGATTACTTGTATTTGCTTGTCCCGGTCTACCGTATGCACTAAGTTCTAATGCTTCTAGAGCCGCCGTACTTGCGTTTCCTTGATATCCTAGTATATATGATAGTCCTGTGTTTGTTGCACCTATATTGATTACTTCTGTGGTTACACGAGCATTGTTATCTATATAACTTAGTAATCCTCTGACATTAGCATCACCACCATCTAGTACAGGAGGCATGTTACATTCTATTGTATAGGGTCTAGTACCAAATACAGTACCTTGTGTTATATTTCCGTTTCTGGATATAGCACCATTTGTAATATCCTGATAATTTACCTGTATGGCAGTTGAATTATCTATTGCATATTGAAAGTTACTCATTACCCTGGTACCCTTCTACTACCCACTCTGGTTACATTGTATATAAATTCTGGATCTCTTGCTACTAGTGTTTTAAATGATGCGGCATCTACAGCATTTATATTATAGGTTACTTGTTGTGATCCTCCCATACTTTGTCCTCTTGTATGGTCTATAATTGTTTCATTAGGGTGTAATATTGCAGGAAATCCTCCTTTACCGTCTATTCCACCAGATCTTACACCACCGCCTGTGTATCCACCACCATCTCCTGATGGTAATCTAACAATACTACCGCCTGAACCAAATCCAAATCCAAATGGTGCCATAATTGCACCTAATATTGGTTGTATAATTGATAATCTAATAACATCTGCTATAATTTGATTTATAAGTGTGTTGAACATTTTCTTAAATGAACCTGTTGCACTTTCACCGTTTCTAAATGCTTCTACAAGATCTTCACTTAGTGTTTTGTTTGCTGTTTCTAATGTATCTAAGAAGTTATTGAGTCCTTCGTTTTGACCAAATGTGTCGTCTAAGTCTCTTAACATTGCTCTGTAATCTTCTAAACCAATTTCACCTGTTCTAAATAATTCATTTAATCTTTCCATAAACAGACTGTATTCGTCTACAGTAAGACCACTCATTTCTAAGTCATCTCTGAATTTCTGTAATGCTGTTCTAGTATCTTTGACACCATCAGCCGCATTAGCACCTATGTTTGAAATATCTACTAATAAATCTTTAAGGCTACCACCTGCTGGTTCTACTTCCTCGGGTAATCCACTTGCTGTTTCTTTTATATCAACTAGTAAAGCATTGAATTTACCTAATGCACTATCAGGATCTCCGTCTAAACCAGAATCTGCTATACTTTCACCTG